TTTAAACAATGTATCTTATAAAAAATATGTTGCTTTACTTAGTCAGTCAGGAGTTACAGCACCTACAGTAGTAGAGTTAGAAACTACAATGAGTAGTGGCATTACTTCAAGTTATTATTTAGTAGGTGAGTATAAATTATTATCAAATGCAGAATTTACAGCAAATAAAACATTTGTAATGATTAATCAAACTGGATTAAGTATGATTGGAACACAGGCTATAATATTAGCAAACAGAATAGGTAATAGTGAAATATTAATTCAAGTAGCAGACACAATGGGTACTGGTTACATGGATAATGTTTTATTAGATACCCAAATCGAAATACGAGTTTATTCATAATTGGTACTTAAAAGATAATGGCAAAGACTACAATTGAAATAGATGTAAACACAGGAGATTCGGCAAAGTCTCTAAGTGATTTAAAAAAAGATTTTAAAGATATTCAAAAAGAACTTTCAGGATTAACACCAGGAACTGAACAGTACATTAATACTTTAAAAAGATTAGGTGCTGTTAAGGATGACATAGGCGACCTTAAAGATGAAATAAATGCTTTTGCTGGTGCTGATAAAAAAATTGGTGCAGTAACAAATGTTATTGGTGGATTAGCAAGTGGCTTTCAAGCTGCTCAAGGTGCTGCTGCTTTATTTGGAAGTGAAAATGAAGATTTACAAAAGACTTTATTAAAAGTTCAGTCTGCAATGGCTTTTACCGAAGGTATTAAGGGAATTGCAGGTTTAGGAGATTCTTTTAAAGCATTAGGTAATATTATAAAAGCAAATCCATTATTACTTATTGCAACTATAATAATTAGTATAGGAACTGCCTTATTTGCTTTAAAAGATAAAATAGCTATTGTTGGTAAAGCATTTGATTTTTTAGGTGGGATATTAGATACAGTTGTAGGGGCTATAAAGGATTTTACTGATTGGATTGGCATTAGTTCTTTTAAAGCGGATGAAGCACATAAAAAGTTAATGGAAAATGCTGAAGAGGCAAAAAAAGCCATTAATGAAAGATATGATGCAGAGATAAGAGCAGCAAAAAGAGCAGGAACAGAAACTGAAAACATAGAAGAACAAAGATTAAGATATTTATACCTTCAAAACTTTAAACAAATACAAGCCTTACAAGAACGTGGAAAGCAAAGAAGTAATGAAGAGAATAAACAATTAATAGAACTAACTAAACAAAATAAAGAGTATTATCAGGATTTATTAGATTTAGACGATGCAAAAAATGACAAATTAAAAGAAAAACAAAAAAAGTTTTCTGATGAATCTAAAAGAAAGGCTGAAGAAGATGCTAAATGGAGAAGAGATTTTGAAAGAGAAGTATTAAGGCGACAATCCGAAATGGATAATGAGTTTTATAAAGAAGAATTTGAAAAAGAAAAAGAAAGATTAAAACTCGAAGATGAAAGAATAGAATCTGAAATACAAGCAGAACAAAAAAAATTAGATGCGCAAAAAGTTGCAAGACTAAAAGCTGTTGAAGATTATAAAAAAGGCGAAGAAGAAAAAACAAAATTAGCTTTACAAGGATTACAAAGCGTTCAATCATTAGTAGATGCTTTTGCAGGAAAAAGTGAAGCAAGTCAAAAGAAAGCATTTCAAATTAAAAAGGCTGCAAGTTTAGCACAGGCAACCATTGAAACTTACCAAGCGGCACAATCAGCTTTTGCAAGTCAAATGGCAATTCCAACACCTGACGCACCAATACGAGCAAACATAGCAGCAGCCATAGCAATAGCAAGTGGATTGGCAAGAGTAGCGGTAATAGCAAAAACAAAGTTTGAAGGTGGAGGTGGTGGTGCTAGTGGTGGCGGTGGCGGTGGTAACTTAGGAACATTTAGCCAAGGCGGTGGCGGTCAACCTCCGCAAGGATTAACAGCACAAAACACAGTAACTCAACTTAACCCTGATGGAACAGTAGCAGGACAAGGCAATAGAGAAACTGCACCAATGAAAGCCTATGTAGTAGAAAGTGAAAGTAGAGCAGTAACAGAGAGAGTAAACAAATTAAGTAACAATTCAAAAATAGGATAACATGGAAAATTTACCAGTTTATAAATTAGTAATTGATGATAGTGATGAGTTAGGCGTAGAATGGGTAGCATTAGTTGACACTCCTGCAATAGAGACTAATTGGCACGCATTCAAAGAACATCAATTTGAAAGTTATACAGACTATCCAAAACAAGCAAGTGAGAATGCTAAAATAGCTTTAAGATATGCAGAAGAAAACGGGTGGGGTGATTGTGGAACTCCCGTTGGAAAAATTAGAGCAAATCAATTGGCAAATGGTGAAGCTATAAGTAGAGATACAATTGCGAGAATGGCTGCATTTGAAAGACACAGACAAAACTCACAAAAAGAGTTAGGCGATGGCTGTGGCAGGTTAATGTGGTTAGCATGGGGCGGAGATGCAGGTGTTGAATGGGCGAAAAGAAAATTAGAGCAAATTGATAATCAAAAATTAAAAGAGGGTGTGCCACATTACACAAAAGACGGTAAACTTTATAATGGACCAACTCATAAAGATGCAAATGGCAGGTTAATGACTGGTGCAGTACATACAGAGGATAGCGAATACTTATATCATTATGATGAATTAATTGTAAACCCAAGATCAGGTGAAAGCAAAGATGAATTTGTTTCACGTTGCATTTCAGTTGAAATAGGAAACGGAAAAGAACAAGAACAGGCTGCTGCTATTTGTTATACTAAATGGGATGAACAAAACATGAAAGCTCAGTTTAAATTCTTTGCAGATAAAGAACGAAGACTAATAAGCGGCGCACTCATGATCTCCGATTTACCCATCTATCGTATGGATGATAGCGGAGAGTATTATGTAGTGTTTGACAAAGAGCAAATTGAAAAGATAGCACAAAGATTTTTCAAAAAAGGCTTTACTCATAACGTAAACATGATGCACGATTCAGAAAGACAAGTTGATGGAGTTTACATGGTAGAAAGTTTTATTATTGACAAAACAAGAGGAATAAAAACACCTGAAGGCTATCCTACATTAACAGAAGGTTCATGGTTCGGAACTTTTAAAGTAGACAATAACGAAGTTTGGAATGACTTTATTAGAACAGGAGTGTTTAAAGGCTTTAGTGTTGAGGGTGCTTTTGCTCATAGGAAGCTAAAAGATGCGCCTGTAAACGTTATCGAATCATTAGCCGATAGAATACACAACTTGAGAAAAAAAGTGGCAGAGATTGCAACTAAATGAATTTAATGTACTTTATAAAAAAACAAGACAATGGAAAATAAAAAACAAACGTTTAAAGAAGTTTTTTCAGATATGAAAGAATTGTTCAAAGATATTTTTCAAGACGAAGTAAAAGACTTAAAATTTGCTGACTATAAAGCAAAAGATGGTTCTATTGTTCGTACTGATACAGAAGAAATCGCAGTTGGTTCTAAACTACAAGTTATAACACCTGATGGCGTTATGGATTTACCAGTTGAAGTAACTGAAATGGTTATTATGGTAAATGAAATGCCAATGAAAGTTTACGTTGAAAACGGAGTTGTTAAAGGCATTGAACCTGAAGAAGTAATGGAAGAACCTGTTATGGAAGAAATGGCATCCGATAATAACGAACAATTTGAAGCAAAGTTTGCTGAATTAAACGAGCGTTTATCAAAGTTAGAATCTGCATTAGGCTTATCTAATCAAGCATTAGAAGCTGCAAACGCTTCAATTTTAGCACAAACAGATTTAAACAGAAAGTTATTTTCATTGATTGAAAAAGTTGCAGATGCTCCAAGTGTAGAACCAAAATCAACAGCAAAAGAAAACTTTAAAAAAACAAGTTCATTATCGAGCTTAGAAGAATTTAGAAAACAAGTATTTAAATAAATAAACAATTAAAAACAAAAAATTATGGCATTTTCATTTGATTCAATGACTGCATATGTTGAAGAAAACAGAGCAGACTTAATTAGCAAAGCGATCTTAGGCGCTAAAACTTTAGGATTAGGAGTTGATATTCGTTCAGGTATCAAATCTTCTGAAAAAATACCTGTATTAGAATCAACAGTACCTTTCCAAGCTGCTGCTTGTTCTTTCACAAGTTCAGGTACTACAACTTTTAGTCAAGTATCAATTGCAACAGTAGGCATTCAGTTTGC